TTGGCCAGGGAGGTGTTGTTTGAGGATCTCATGCATTCAGTGCATTTGACCGGGGACGGTAACCGCTTGGACACGTTGGTCCAGTGGAATAAGTCCTTACCCAGTGGCCATCCATTGACCACACCAGTTAATTCACTGTATTCACTGTTCACCATGACGGCTTGCTATGTTAGCCTGACTGGTGACAGGGAAAACATGTGGGAGAACACCTACATCTGCACTTACGGTGATGATAACATCGGGAGTGCTAGCCCAGCTGTGGCCGAAGTCTTTAATCAGGTCACAATTGCAGCGAAGATGAAGGAGCTTTTTGGTCTGACTTACACGTCGGATAAGAAGGACCAGGAGCTGGTTCCATTTGAGAGTATGGCCGATGTTACTTTTCTGAAGCGCGGCTTTCGCGTTGACGAAGAGGTTCCTGGTGGTTGGGCTGCCCCACTCGCCATGAACAGCATTACACAGCGGCTGTATTGGTCCAAGAGTAACAAGGATCCTGTGGGCGAGTTTGTCCACAACATGGAAGAGGCGTTGCTGGAACTTTCCCTGCATCCCACAGAAGTATGGAACGCGGTTTATCCCGTCGTGACTAAGTGGTGCAGGGAGCATGATATACCATGCTCCATTCAGGACCAGGCATCTGCCAAGGAGATTTGTATTGCGCGTACTGATGTTTGGTTTTAGGTGTATATACACCAGCCCTGTTGTACATTTAGTGAGTACGGCAGCAGGGTTGGGCTAGGATAAGCCTCCCGTTACTACTCAGGGGATCCAGAGAGATGCTCACGCTGTGTGGTGTTTGTGTAGACACCCCACTGTACATAGATACACGCTACAACCAGTATACAAGATAGTAAGTTTGAAGCTGGCACTGTTGATCAGTGCAATCCCATTGATGGCTTGGCCGTCAAAGGAGACACCCAAGATTATGAGGGCGTTCAGTTCCTCGACGAGGCTGGAGTTTGTGTTGACGCCCGTTACACGGCGCGTTCCACTTCTTTACAGCCCGACAGCGTTTTGCAGGATATTAAGCATTACCTTGGTAGGCCTACGCTTTTGACTCGAGGTAGTGTCCAGACTTCTGTTCAAAACTTGTATAATTTTAGGATGGACTGGGATACTTTAGAGACCCAGATTCCATTTTGGTCCCGGCTCAATGGTGTTCATGGCATTCGTGCTAACTTCACCTTTATAGTCGAGGTCAACGCCAATCCATT